GTGCAAGGATTGCCGCCAGTAGCGACTGATTCGTTGGGCCGCAAGTGGATTAGCTGGGTGAACACACACCAGACAACGCTTGCTGATATGGATGTAAAAAACCGTTTCGTTTTTATTGGCACTGACGCTATGGGCATTATGCCGCAACTGTCCACGCCGGTTGGACTGCTTGAGCCACACAAGATTCAAGCCGCCTTGGCTGAATCAATACTTATCACCGATAGCCCAAGAATTCCTGATTGGTCGTTGGCGGCAGAGTTAGCCCTTCTGTCGCTTACAGTGGCACTGGTTTGGGTATTGGCAACTAAATTAGGCATTACCCTTGGGATAGTGTCGTTTTTCGCTATTTTTGCCTCTACGGCAGGGTATGGAGCGTACTCCATACAACAAGGGGTTCTTTTAGACGTTACTTGGACCCTGATTTCCCAGTTTGTAAGCGCTTCTGGGGCGTTTTACCTTAATTTCCGCACCCAATACCGGCTTAGGCAGCTTATTAAGCAGCAATTTGGTAAGTACCTTGACCCGCGAATGGTTAAAAAGCTGCAAGACAACCCAGAATTGTGCCAAATAAATGGTGCGCGAGTGGATTGCAGCATCATATTCACAGATTTAAGAGGATTCACAAGTTTATCGGAGACAGTAAGCCCGGAAATGGTGACGTACATTATGAACAATGTGCTGGATGTGCAGGTAAAAGCTGTTAATAAGTTCGGCGGCGTGACGGATAAGTTTATTGGCGACGCAGGAATGTTCCACTTCAATACCATCATCCCACAGCCCGACCATCACAACCTTGCCTTATCCGCAGCGAAGGAAATAGAGAAAAACATCCAAGAGCTTAATATGCGCTTTGCTGAAGAAGGCATCCCAGAAATAGCGATAGGGATTGGCGTAAATTCAGGGGTATGTATTGCGGGCAACTTTGGCGCAACAGACAGGTTTGCGTTCAGTTTGATTGGCGATCCCTGCAACGTAGCGGCACGTTTAGAAAGCGGCACGAAAGAGGCTGGGGTTGGTATTTTGATAGGCCAAGAAACGGCGGAACACGCGGGCAAATACTTGCTAAAAGAGCTGCAACCAATTAAAGTAAAAGGTAAAATAAACAAGTTGCGCGTACACACATGGGACGTTTACTGATATGCCACTCACTAAGTTACAGTTCCGTCCGGGAGTTAATCGAGAAGTCACTTCGTACTCAAACGAAGGGGGCTGGTACGACTGTGACAAGGTGCGGTTTCAGGCAGGAACTCCAGAAAAAATAGGCGGGTGGCAACAAATTTCAGGAAGTAGCTTTTTAGGTACTTGCCGCGCACTTCACCCGTTTGTTGCTTTAGCCGGAAACTCCTACATGGGCGTCGGCACAAACTTAAAGTATTACGTCGAGGAAGGGGGCGGCTATAACGACATCACCCCTCTTCGTGTAACAACGGCAGCGGGCGATGTTACGTTTTCCGCGACCAACGGATCTTCTACTCTCACTGTTACTGACGCGACCCACGGATGTCTCATAAACGATTTTGTAACGTTTACAGCAGCGGCCACATTAGGCGGAACTATTACAGCAGAGGTCTTAAACCAAGAATATCAAATAGCTGCTATCGTATCATCCGACCAATACCAAATAGTAGCTAGAGCGCTGGCTATTTTACCTAACATTACCGTAAACGGGGCCTACGCCCCTACTGCGGTGGTGGCTAATTCCTCCGACACTGGTAACGGTGGCTCTTCGTGTAAAGGCGCTTACCAAGTACAAACCGGGTTAGACACCACTGTTGCTGGCACAGGTTGGGGCGCAGGCACATGGGGCCGCCTTGGTTGGGGTTTTGGGTCGAGCCTTATAGCTCTAGGCGACATCCTCCGAATTTGGACCCACGACAACTTTGGTGAAGACTTAATCATAAACATTCGCGATGGCGGCATCTTCTATTGGGATGAATCTACAAGCACTGCCTCCGCCACTTATGCGCGGGCCGTGCCCCTCTCTGACTTAGCGGGGGCTGACTCAACAACGCCTACTATTGCCAAGCAAGTTATGATTTCAGATCGGGATAGGCACGTTATAGCGTTCGGTTGCGACTCAGAAACTAACATTGGCGTACAAGACCCGCTTTTGATTCGGTTCTCTGACCAAGCCAACCCTATAGTTTGGGCGGCACAGGCCACTAATACAGCGGGAGACCTTCGTATCGGTACGGGCTCCCAGATTGTTACTGCCGTTGAGACGCGTCAGCAAATACTTGTGTTTACCGACCGCTCCCTCCACGCGATGCAGTATTTAGGGCCTCCGTTTACTTTCGGCATTAGCCTTCTCTCCGAAAACGTCACTATTGCCGGTCCCCTTGCCGCCGTTGCAGTAGACGACATGGTGTATTGGATGGGTGAAGACGCATTTTACGTCTATTCAGGTCAGGTTCAGAAGCTTCCCTGCTCTGTTCGGTCTTATATTTTTGACGATTTTAATGTTGGTCAGATAGAACAAGTATCCTGCGGCGTAAACTCAAGCTACTCAGAAATATGGTGGTTTTACCCATCAGGAGATTCAAGCACCCTCGATAGGTACGTTATTTTTAATTATCAAGAAAACACATGGTACTACGGGGCATTGACACGTTCTGCATGGGTTGACCGAGGAATTTCTTCGTACCCTATTGCTGCGGCGTTAGACGGCTTTTTGTATCACCACGAGTTTGGAAGTGATGACGGCAGCGATAACCCTGCTACGGCGATTGCTTCTTTCATTGAGAGTAGTCAGATGTCGATAGGTGCGGGGGACAGCTTTGTGTTCTTAACACGGCTTATACCCGACATTACTTTTGAAGGCTCTAGTGCGACGTCGCCTGCTGTTTCCATGACACTTGAAACTAGGCCGTTTCCGGGGTCGGACTACACAGGCACAACTGCCAACACAGTTACAAGATCGGCCACTACCCCTGTAGAACAATTTACCGATCAAGTTTACGTTAGACTGCGAGGTCGATCCTTTTCGCTTAAAATAAATTCATCCGCAACGGGGGTGGAGTGGCGGTTAGGTACACCGCGTGTAGAAATAAGGCCGGATGGACGGCGATGAGTAGAGGATTAGTACAACCGTTCTTTCCCATTCCCCCTCAAGACTACGATCAAGTCTATCAAGCGGAGGTTATCCGGTCGTTTTCGACCTTTTTAGAACAAGTTAGTAACCCCGGACCTTGGCAAGCCTCTGCACTAACACTGCCAAACCTGCAAACAGATAATTTTAAGCTGCCACTAGGCGGAATATTCCAACATGGCGAAGAATTGCGCGTTACTGTTGCAAACAAACCTTATGCAAGGGGCTCAGAAGCAACGGGAGCCGTGGGCCAAGTTACGGTATCAGTGTCATAAGTGGCTGCGCAAACCAAAATTGCACAGAGTGCCTTTCTTCGTGGACGGCGGGCCAGAAGATAAGTACAATAATACAGGTACCCATGCCTGAAAGAAGTATAGGTGGAGCTTGATAATGGCAAAATTAGCAAAAGAAATTGAAGTAATCGTTGAAGAGCCTGAAATAGAGGTGGTCATCGAAGAACCTAAAGCTGAAGCTGAATTAGAGATTCCGGAAGGCGGTATCGGTGGGTTTGCCATGGCTGACGAAGACTTTGAAGTTCTTGAGGCTGAAGAAGCCAAGAAAGAGTTTGGTGAAGACGGTTTAGCTCAGTTTACCGAGCAGGCTAAGAAGATGGCAGGCTACGGTCGCTTTGGCGACGATAGTGTTGCACACATTCAAACAGGGGAGATTGTAGTTCCACTGGCCCTGATCGAAAACAATCCCGCTTTAAAAGAACAGATTTTTGAAAGCTTGCGCGAAAACGGTATTGAAGACCCTGAACAGTACGTTGTGGGCAGTACGGCCAACAGTATTAACCCTGAAACAGGCTTGATGGAGTTTGGCTTCCTTAAAAAGATTTTCAGAGGCATTAAGAAATTCTTTAAATCGGTCGTTAAGGTCGTTAAGAAGATTGCGCCTATTGTTTTACCTATTGCTCTAAGTATGTTTGGCCCCCTAGGCGCTATCTACGGTGCTGCGGTAGGCTCCGGAATCGGAACCTTAATTGCGGGCGGTAACATAAAAGACGCACTTAAAGCGGGTTTAATTTCCGGCGCGACAGGCGGACTAATGAAGGGTATTGGCGGCGCTATGAGCGGCCAAGGCTTTTTGAAAAGCATTACCGCAGAGTTAGCGGCCCCCGGCGCAAGATTTGCTCAACTTGGGCAGGGAATCTCAAACACCGCGAGAAACATTATTCCCGGCGGGACAGAAGTTGCCGCTGGCGCCCCCACTGTATTTTCTCCCTTTGATGCGTCAGGTGGGGTAACAGCGATAACCCCCGAAACGGTACCTCAAGAATATGTTAGTGGTCTGGATGTATCCGGGAATCCGATTAACACAGGTGCTCAAGAATATGTTAGTGGTCTGGATGTATCCGGGAATCCGATTAGCACAGGTGCTGAAACCCCCCGTACTTTCTCAGAAACTGTGGGCGACAGGATGTTCCGTGGCGGAGAGTCTAAAGCGGATATTGCGGCGAGAGCGGCAGAAGAAGGAAAAGCCGCCGGAATTAGAGCGGCCGAGTTGGGCTATAGTAAGACGGGAATTGATGCGGCTATTGCGGCGGCCGAAAAGGCAGCAGGACCCGGCCTTTTAACTAGATTTGCTCCTTCCGTCTTGGCAGGCACAGCATTAGCTTCAGGCGCAGGATTCTTTAAGGTACCCGAACAGGACACGTTTGGCGATCCATCCGAAGGCATTGATCGTAACCCCGACGGTTCGCCCGTTACGGGGCAAGACCTTATTGACGCTAATCCCCGCAGGTATCTAGTAGAGGACCTCGGTTCTAGGCGTTTAAACGCAGAGGGTGAATACGAAGACGTTGAAAATTATTTGGAGGATCTGCGGGAGCGGGCGACAGATGTTCGCGTTGCTACCGACAACCCTTTGCGGGTCAGTATTCCAGAAAACCCCGGCAGTCCGTTTGCACGTCCTTTTGTGCAAAGAGCCGCAGAAGGTGGTGCCATTTTCCCTCAAGACGCCATGTATAGTGGTGGTCCCATTTTCCCTCAAGACGCCATGTATAGTGGTGGTCCCATTTTCCCTCAA